TGGACTAATTATCACCGGTCGAGAGGCCGGGCAGTACCTGTATCGCAATGCCAAACCCTGGATGGGGGAATTGGCGTATGGGCTGGATGGCCTGTGCAGTTATTCAACTCCTACTTCGATTTTCCAAATGACCCGCCACGAGCGGGTTTTTTATTCCCTGAAAGGTAAAACAACATGGGCACTTTGACTCTCACCGGCCTGATCCCGACCATCTACGAAGCGATGGACGTCGTGTCCCGCGAGAAGGTCGGCTTCATCAGCGCTGTTTCGCAGGACTTCAGCGCCGAGCGCGCCGCACTGAACCAGACCGTGCGCTCGCCGGTCGTTGGCGCGATGACTGCCGAGGATCTGGCAGCCGCTCCGTACGCAGCCGACACGCCGAACCAGACCATCAACTACGTCGACATGACGATCTCGAAGGCCCGTTCGGTTCCGTTCGGCATCACCGGCGAGGAAACCAAGAGCCTGCAAACCGCCGGCACGCTGCAGCAGATCAACCGTGACCGCATCGCCCAGGCGCTGCGCACGCTGACCAACGAGGTGGAGCTGGACCTCTATCAGGAGGTCTACAAGACGGCCAGCCGCGCATACGGCACCGCCGGCACCACCCCGTTCGGCACCGCTGGCGACTTCTCGGACTTCGCAGGTTCGCACGAGATCCTGGACGAAAACGGCGCACCGGATGGCGACCGTCACCTGATCCTCGGTTCGACCGCGATCCGCAACATCCGCGGCAAGCAGTCGGTCCTGTTCAAGGCGAACGAGGCCGGCACCGAAGACCTGCTGCGTCGCGGCATCATCGGCCAGGTGGAAGGTCTGGATGTCCACCAGTCGGCGGCCATCAAAGGCACCGTGACCGCCGGCACCGGCGCTTCGGCAACCACGAACACCGCCGGCTACGCCGTCGGCGCCACCACGATCACGCTGGCCTCGGCTGGTACCGGCACCATCGTAGCTGGCGACTTCGTGTCGTTCGCCGGCGACACGCGCAAGTACCTCGTGACCTCCGGCGACGCCGACGTATCCAACGGCGGCACCTTCACGATCGCCGAGCCGGGCCTGCTGCAAGCCATCCCGGCATCGGCCACCGCCATCACCGTGGTCGCTACCGCAACCCGCAACATCGTGCTGCAGCGCTCGGCAATCCAGCTTGCTACCCGCGCGCCGGCCATGCCGGAAGGCGGCGACGACGCCGATGACGTGATGTTAGTGACCGATCCGGTCTCGGGCATCACCTATGAGTTCGCGATCTACAGGCAAAAGCGCCAGGTGCGCTACGAGGTGAACCTCTCGTGGGGCAAGAAGCTGATCGCCCCGCGTCACACCGGCATCCTGCTGGGCTAATCGCCAACCCGGCCCGGCGGCGTTCGCGTTGCCGGGCCATTCAGGGCTATCACATGGAAACAGTCAAGATCAAACCGTCGCACGAGTCGCAGGGTGATCACGTCGTGATCAACAAGGCCGACTTCGACCCGGAAAAGCACGAGTTGCTGGTGCGCGACGCAGACGCCGCGCCGGCTGATGCTGCCCCAGCATCCGGACGACCGGGTCGCAAACCCAAGGTTGAATAAGGAACCACCGTGGCCCTCATCACCGAAGACGGGACGGCTCGCTCTGACGCCGAATCGCTATGCACCCTGGCCACCGCAAACGCGTATCACGCGAACCGCGGTAACACCGCTTGGGCTGGGCTCGCCTCGGATGAGGTCCGCGAGCAAATGCTCAGGAAGGCCACCGATTACATGGAGGCGGTGTATCGCGAGCGCTGGGCCGGTATGCGCAAGACGGTCAGCCAAGCACTGGCTTGGCCACGCTATTACGTCCCGGTGCGCGATGTGGCTGTGATGCAGTATTACCCGGACAACACAGTTCCGGCCGCAGTATCGAACGCGTGCGCCGAATTAGCTTTGCGCGCGATCTCGGGCAGCCTCGCGCCTGACATCAAGCGGCTCGTTAAACGAGTGAAGGTCGACACCATCGAAACCGAATACGCCGACAATGCGACGCCGTACACCAGATTCCGTGCGATCGATCTGATGTTGCAGCCGTTTTTGTCTGGCTCGGACATGAACATTCGTCTGGTGCGGGCATGACTTGCGTGGCGTGGGACGGCGTGACGCTCGCGGCCGACAAGCAGGCGACGAGTTCTGGTTGTGCGATGACGGTGACGAAAATCGTTCGAACGGAAGCCGGCGAATTACTGGCCGTGTCCGGCGATTTCGATGTCGGTCAAGCTTTGATGGCGTGGTATCAAAAGGGCGCGGCACCGGAGGCTTTCCCCGATAACCGCGATTCCAGCGGCGACTATCGTGCACGTCTCTTGGTAATCGATGCCGGTCCGCGCATCAGAATATTCGAATCCACGCCGCATCCGATCACGTTCGAGGACAGGTGCTATGCAATGGGCTCCGGGCGAGACTATGCTCTGGCAGCCATGCACCTTGGCCGCAGTGCGCGCAAAGCCGTTGAAGTCGCCTGCGCACTCGATACAGGCTGCGGCAACGGCATCGACACATTGAGGCTGAAATGAGCTTTGATTACGGCGACATCGCCAGCACGGCAGACGAGTTGCTGACCGAGTACGGGCAATCCTGCATCCTTGGTTCGGCGCCTGACGGCGACTACGATCCGAGCACGGCGACGGCCGATTTTGAGTCTGTGTCGCACCCTGCGACTGCAGCGATCTTCGCCTACCCGCAGCGGTACATCGACGGCACGTTGATTCGAGTCGGCGACAAGCGCGCACTGGTTTCCCCGGTCGGTCTGACGGTCGATCCGAAGCCAGGCGACACGCTGACTGATGCGGCTGGAGCCCTGTTCCAGGTGATCGACGCGAAGGCGATTGCGCCGGCCGGTACCACCGTTCTGTGGACACTGCAGGTGCGCAAATGAGCGGAGGCTGGAGCATCCCGCTTGAGCAGTTGGCCGCGAAGGTGCAACTTGATCTCGAGACCGTCGCCCGCAAGTCAACGCTCGATGTGTTCACTGCGGTAGTGAAGGCCGCGCCGGTCGACACCGGGCGTCTGCGCGCGAACATGAACGTGAGCTACGGCGGGCCAGACATCAGCGTGACCAACAGCACGGATGCATCGCGAGGGCTGAAAGAGGCGCAGAAGGCGCTGACGCTGCCGGTCGGAGGCGTGACGTACATCACGAACGCGCTTCCCTATGCGGCGGTCGTCGAGTACGGCCTGTATCCAAATCCGCCGAAGAACCCGACCGGCAAGACTGCAAACGGCTACTCGATCCAGGCGCCGAGCGGGATGTTCAGAATCGCCGCGCTGCGTTACAGCGAATACGTTAAGAAGGCATTGAACCAATGAGAGTAACCCGTATCCCCGGCGATTCCCACGACGTCGGCTCGCGTCCATGCCGCGTCTGGCTCAACGATGTCGAAATCCTCAATTGGACCGCGGCTGATGACTTCCGGCGCGTGGTGCAAACGCCAGATGGTGCACGCTTTGGCTCGGTGCGCATCGACATGACTCCAGCTGCCGTCGCACCGACCGAAGAAGCGGCGACCCACCTGTGCGGCGTGTTCGTCGCGGAGCCAAAGCCGGAAGTGCCGTCAGTTGAGGTTGTCGAGGCGGCGCCGGAATCTGCGGCACCCACAAAGCCCGTCGCGCCGGTGCTGACTCAAGGATTGCGCGGTAAGGGCCACAAATGAGCGACGCACTCGTCCGCGAAGCGTTCGAAACGCGCCTCAAGGCATGGGCGGATGCCCAGGTGCCGCCAATCCAGATCGCGTACCAGAACAAAGCGTTCACGCCACCGGCCGGCCGCTACGTTCGCTGCCACCTGATCCCGGCGCCGACGCTGAGCGAGGATTGGGCCGGCGAGCATCGACTCCGGCGCGGCGTCTTCCAAGTCGATCTTTGCATGCCGAGCAGGAAGGGGCCGGGAGCTGCAACCGCCCTTGCTGAATCCCTAGATGTCGCTTTCCCGATGACCGGGCCGATGACGCAGGGGGGCATTCAGGTCTACCTGCTGTCGCCGATGAGCCAAGGGCCAGCGCTTCAAGAACCTGACCACTACGTTGTCCCTGTCTCGTGCACCTACCGAAGCGACACGATTTAACGGAACCGAGCATCAGCGAAGGCCCGCCTAACTAGCGGGTCTTTTTCTTTCCGGCCGTCCGTTTGGACGGCTTTTTTACGCCCATCGTGGGCAACATCCGTCGGCCGACATCGGCCGGAAAGGAACTATCATAGCTTTCTCACTCCCCAACGGAGCAACGATCTCGATGGGATCGAGCTACGGCTCCACCAAGGCTCTTTCCGCGTTTTCGAACGCCAACCCGGGTGTCGCCACCCTCGAAGCCTCGCACGGCATCATCGTTGGCGACATCTTCGAGGTCACTTCCGGCTGGTCGCGCGCCAACGGCAACGTGTACCGCGCGTCGGCGCTGTCCACCAACGACGTCACCGTCGAAGGCCTGAACACCTCGAGCACCACGCTGTTCCCGGCCGGCTCCGGCACCGGCACTGTGCGAGAGGTCACGGCCTGGACGCAGATCACGCAGGTTCTCGACCTGACCACCAGCGGCGGTGAGCAGCAGTTCGCGACGTACTCGCCGCTGGAAGACGACGCCGAGCACCAGATCCCGACCGTCAAGTCCCCGATCGTGATCAAGATGAAGATCGGCGACGACGCCACCCTGCCGCACTACGCAGTCCTGGCCACTGCCGACGCCGACCGCCAGCAGCGGGTCATCCGCATCCTGCTGCCGTCTGGCTCGCCGATCTACTTCTCGGCCTACGTGACGCTGCAGAAGACCCCGACTCTGACCAAGAACGAGGTCATGGGTCTGGAAGTGACGCTGTCGCTGATCAACCAGGTCACCCGTTACGCCGCGTAATCCCCAGGGCGGGGCTTCGGCCTCGCCCTTTAATCACAGGAGCCCGCATGCTGAAAATTCAAGCCAACCCGACCTTCACTTCGCGCGTCGAGATCCCGACCCCGGAAGGCCCGGTTGCGATCAAGCTGGTGTTCAAGCACATGGATACCGACAAGTACGACGAATTCATCAAGCGCGAAGCAGAACTCAAGCGTAGCAACGAAGACGCGATCATGGATATTGCCGAGGATTGGTCCGGTGTTGATGGTGACTTCACTCGCGAGAACATCGCCAAGGTTTGTAAGCAGTACCACGCCGCGGCCGGCGCGATCGTCACGGCGTTCATCAACGAACTGACCCAGGCCAAAGCGGGAAACTCCGCCAGGTAGCGGCGCACCTATATAAACAGCCGAACGATCCGAAGGCCATGGAGTTTTTCGGCCTCACGGACGCTGATTACGCAGACGAGAATATTGCGTGGGTTTGGCCCTGCAATGTGCCAGTCGTTAATTTGTTCGTCGCTTTGGGAACGCAATGGTTGGTGGGTCCGTGCGGTCCCTATGGCCTGAATTACGCCGTGATGTACCAGAAACTCGACCGGATGCGCGTCAGCCATGAAGTGGCCGAGCAGATGGAAGAGGATATTCGAATTTTAGAGGACGCGGCTCTCGAGCAGATGCGCAAAGACCAGGAGTAAATGTGGATCGTACCGTCTTGACCCTAGCCGTTGACAGTTCCCAGGTGGGAACTGCCGCCGCAGCGTTCGGCCGCATGGTCGATGCTGGCAATGCGGCTGCTACGTCGGCTGGCCGCGTCACGTCCGCAGCCGCACTGGAAGGTCGCACGATTACCCAGACGCTGCTCCCGGCGCTGACCAACGGGATCAACCGTACTCGTACGCTGGATGAAGCCCAGACCGCACTCGGACAGGATGCGACTCGCCAAGTAGCATCCTTGCGTACGCCTGCTACTTTCGCGTCTGGTATTACAGCTGTTCCGCAAGTTCAAATTCATGATCGCCAAGTGTCGCCCGCACGCAACGCAGAGAGCGACGCTGACCGGCTATCGAGAATTTTCAGGCGGGTCCGTGCGCAGCAGGCAGAGGGTGACCACAATGCGCGAATGCGACTGGATGTTCGACCGAGTAATTTCGCGCCCGACTTCTCAAGCGCAGCCGGTCGCGACGCTGTAATTAGTACAGCAAGACGCGCGCCAACGCCAGTCGCCTCGCCAGGAATCGGTGCGGACATTACCCGGCTTTCCGGGGCTGCCTCGTCCGCGCACGCCGCGATCGAACGCCTAACCGAGGCTGCAAAAGGCAGTCGCACGGCATTTGTGCAGCTGATGCAGGTTGCAGATAGCGCGGTCAGGTCGTTCCGTCAGCCGAATCAGGCACAAGTGGTCGCTGTCGCCCAACCGGCACCATCCGCCGCCACTTCCGTACTCGCGCAAGCCCCGCAAGCCAGCCCGAGCGCGATGCGCGATGTGGCGCAGGCCATGTCAGCGACTGCTACGCAGGCTTCACGCGTCACCGCCACTGTTACCGAGGCGAACCGCGCCATTGCTGCGACGCCACGCATCACGGCTGCAGCCTCGGCGGCGCCTGTGGCTCGCCCACCGCTCGTCGCACAATCGATCGTCGGCGCCGCAACTGGTCAGCGTGTACCTACTGCTACGGGGACGCCTGTCGCGCAACTGGCTGCAGATGCCGGGCGCGCGCAGACGACAGTCGAGCGCCTGACCAGTGCCGCCCGTACCCAGCGTAGCGCATTGGCCGAGCTCGCGCCCGCGGCATCGTCTGCCGCTGCATCCTACCGACAAATCGCCTCGACGCCGATCCGCCTGGATGCGCCGCAAGGCATCTCTGCGACTGCCGCGGCCCTGGCGAATGTCGCAGCACAGGCTGAGAGCGCAAATCGCGCCGTCACCGCACTGAATCGCACCACGGCGCCGGCCACCAGCCAGTCGAGCGCATCGCAGACGATCTCTCGACAGACCAGCAACACCACCACGACGAACGTTGTCGGGACTGCCCCCAGTCCGGCGGGCGTGAACGCGTTTGCCGCCGCGACTGCGCATGGCACGACTGCCGTGAATGCGTTCGCCGCCGCGCAGGGCCGCGCCGCCGAAGCTGCGCAACACCTGGCCGAAGCTAATGCACGCAACGAAGCAGCACAAGCTCGCCTCACTTTGGCTGTCCAACGTGCTGCAGCTGCGCAAGCTGCGCTCGACAACGCCTCGCGGTCCGGTTCGGGTGGCACTGAGGCGGTCGCGACCGCCCAAACTCGCCTGCAATCGGCTCAAGCCGCAGTATCTGTTGCGACCGCGAACGTTGCGCGCTCTCAGCGTGCTGCCTCGGAAGCTGCGGAGCGACATCGTGTCGCCCTTGGCTCCGTCGGCCGACAGGCAACCCTGACAGCGTTCCAGGAACAGCAGTTGCACTTCCAGTTGCACGACTTCTTCGTGCAAGTCGCCTCCGGATCCTCGCCGCTGACTGCTTTTATCCAGCAGGGTTCGCAGTTGTCTGGCACTTTTGGTGGCGCAGGTGGCGCATTCCGGGCGCTGGTGAGCCAGATTACGCCGATGCGCGTACTGTTCGGTGGCGTCGCTGGCGCCGTCGCTGCTCTTGGTTACGCCTTCTATGAGGGCTCGCGCCAGAGCAAGGCATTTGCTGATGCCGTCGTCCTGACTGGCAATTACGCCGGCCAGACCGAAGGCAAGATCACCTCTCTGACTCGTCAAATCGCTTCGCATGGCCAGGTCACGGCTAGCGTGGCACGCGACGCAGCACAGGCGGCACTCAGCTCCGGGCAAGTCGGTCCGCAGGTGTTCGCCCAGGCGACCGAGGCGATTGCGCTGTACGCCCAGACTACCGATCAGGCGGCCGGCGATGTCGCCAAGGACTTTGCCGAGATGGCGAGGTCGCCGTCGAAGTGGGCTGAAGAACACAATCGAACGCTGCATTTCATCACGGCTGCTCAGTATGAGGCCATCAAGTCGTTCGAAGACGGCGGAAAGGCGGCGGATGCGCAGGGCGTCATCTATGGCGCGCTGATTGATCGTCTGCACAAGCTCGATCCGAACCTCGGCACCATTGAGCGCACGCTTCGCTCGGTCAAGAACGCATGGTCCAGCTTCTGGGACGCCGCCTATGACATTGGCCGCACCGAGACGATTGAGAGCAAGATTGCGAACCTCGATGCGAGGATCCGGGAAGCGCGCAACAGGAGCAATCCGTTTGCCGCGGCGCCGCAGAGCCGTACCGCGCAACTGAACCCGAATAACGCGGAAAATCTCGAGTATCAACTGCAAGACGCGTTGGCCGGTCAGGCCCGTACCGAAGCTAACGCCTTTAACGAGGCCGCCAAAGCGGAGGCTCAGCAGGCCGGCATCACGGCCAAGAACGTCGTCGACGGCTACCTCAAGCGCGGCAAAGCGGCATCCGTCTACAAGGACGAACTGGAGAAGCTCCAAAAAAGCTTCAAAGACGCCGAGTATGCCGGCACGCCCATCAGTTCCGCAGACCAGAAAGTCGCACTTGCCGAACTCAAGAAGGAATTTACGCCACCGAAGAACAATGAGGCATCGCAAGTCCTGCGCGCTCAACTGCAAAACGACCTGAAGGGCATTCAAGACTTGCTGCAAGCGGAGCGTGATGCACTGGCTTTCCAGCAAAGCTATCTGCAGAATGTGTACCAGGCAGGCGGTGTTTCTCTGGTCACCTATTACGATCAGCGCCGCAAGGCCATCGCCGATGGCGTGGCCGCCGAGCTGGACGAGCTCGACAAGGAAAAGGCGCGGCTGCAGCAGTACCTGGGGCAAACCAAAGATCCGTCCGAAAAGGTGCAAACGCGCACCCGAATCAACGAGATCGACGCCGAGAAGTCGAAGCTGGAACTGAAAGCATCGCGTGACACCGTCCTGATCAACGAGGAAGAGTCGTCCAGCTATCGCGCGCTGTCGGAACAGGTCACGAACTACCGCGCCAACCTGCTGCAAATGCAAGGGGACGAGGCTGGAGCCGCCGCGTTGCGGGCGCAGACGGTAATTGCCAACGCCAAGATCTTGGCTGCGCAAGCGAACGGACTGCCGGGCGCTCCGAAGGTCGATGTCACAGCACTGGAGCGTGTGATCACCATCACCGACCAGTTCAACGAGGTTCAGCGCCAAACCTCTCTCCTGGCGAGCAGCAGCTCACGCGCAGAAGAGGCCTATCTTACGACGGCCGAGCAATCCGGGAAGTCGCTGTTGGAAACGGATCGGGGCCTCTATGCCCTGCGCTCGAACGAGTTGACTCAACTCGGCGCTCTTGCGCAGAAGGCCAAGGAACTTGCTGACGCCTCGACTGACCCGAAGATCAAGGCGTTCGCTGCCGACCTGGCCCTCAGCTACTCCAAAGCCGCGAGCGCAATTGATCCCGCGCTGAACCGGCTACGCGAAGCCAATCGGGAGCTTGCACAGGGAATTGCGCAAACCATCGCCAACGCGCCGACCTCGATTTCTGACGTCTATCGCCAGCGGCGAACTGAGGCCGTGCAGAACCACAACGGCGAGTCGCGCGCGAAATCTGCTCTGCTTGCAGTCAACAAGGCAGTATTCGACCCGATCGCGCAGCAGGTATCGACCACGATCAACAAGGTCTTGATTCAGGAGCCGCTACAGAAGTACATCGAGGGGCAACTGAAGGGGTTGACCGAAGGTGATGGCCCGCTGGCCGGCATCTTCAAGGACGCTCTCGGGATTAAGACTGACCCGAAGCAACAGGCGTTGCTGGAGCAGACTGCGGCCATCAATGCGTCACGCAGCGCCCTCGATGCCCTCACGGCCGCAGCGCAGGGTGCAGCCGGTGCGCTGAATAGTCCGCTGCCACGAGCTAAAGCACCAGATGGGCAAGCTGCGCCCGCAGATGCAGTAGGTCAGCCAGCTAGCACTCAGTACGGCGCCGACTCCCTTCGGCCGCCCCCCATTGATTCGGGCTTGAATGGCGCGCAGTCGGATGCCGCGCAGTCGCTGGCCGCATTCAGCAAGGAGGCATCGAGCACCGCTTCGGACGTGCTGAAGCTGGCTAATGCTGCCGGCGTGGGCGGCGACGCGATGGTGCGCCTGCCGGGCATCGTCGGGCTGTTCCAGGCGGCCGTAGCGGCAATGCAGGCCGGTAGTGCAGCAAGTAGTGGTGGCGGCTTGTTTGGCGCTATCGCCAGCTTGTTCGGTGGCGGAGGAGGCGGCTCTGGGGCTACGGATGCCATGATCGCCGCTGGGCAGTTCCACAGCGGCGGGATTGTTGGTCAGGCCTCGGTGATCCGCAATGCCTCGGCAAGCGTGTTTGTCGGTGCTCCGCGTTACCACACTGGCGGCATCGTTGGCAATGCTGCGGACAGGGCGGGCAAGCTTCATCAGCACGAAGTGCCAGCAATCCTGATGGGCGGCCCCAAGGGCAAGCGCGAGGAAGTGTTGCGCGCTGACGATCCGCGGCA